GCTTAGCGTGTGGTTTGCGGCGGGTGATAAAATGTATGCAGAGCAGCGGCAAGTTATCACATCTCAGTGTAAAATTAACGACGTAATTACGATATTCGAGCAGATCAGGGATGAGGCGAAAGAGGCGGGCAACATGCGCAACTTTCTGTTTTATGAGTGGACTAGCGAGGTCTACAAAAACCAGAAGTTGTTTGAAACGCTTGATGATATGGGGGTGGCGGCATGATACTCGACACGGCAGACGCATTCACACTCATAGCGGAGTGGGACAAATGGAGCGGAAACGGTTACGCAAAGCTGAATTATCCGTCAGTGTCTATCTCATCGGCCAGTCACATGCTTGGTGGCGCTGTCAGAGCCTCAGGGTTGACAGATGAGGATGGGGCAAAGATCGACGCAGCACTGGCCAAGGTCAGCAAGCTAAGCGAGACAATGTTCAAGGTGACGTTTTATTATGTCAGGACGAAAGGCAACGCCTCTGCCGTAGAGAAGGAGACAGGGGTTAGCCGGAAAGCAGTGCCGGTTCTAGCAAAGACTGGCCTTGAAGTTTGCGGGGAGTACATCAGGAATGCGTTCGCAAACTAGGACACTGCTAGCACTGTCCCAGATTTAACACGGTATTGCACTGGGCCAAACAGTCTGCTATGTTGTGTATATTGCTATAGTTGTCAGTACGAATAACTCAAGGTCAGGCTCCGTCGTTAAGTTGGCGTCCTGTCCTGAATAGACCCAGCCCTAAAAAGCTGGGTTTTTTCGTTTTTGGGGCCAGTCGGCTTAGCCAGACAACGTCTCCAGCGTTGTGGCCCCACCATATCGCAACAAGATTCACTCCCCCCCCAGTGATGTTTCCCGGCAGTGGCTGATGTGGCGCTGTCCGGGTCTTTTTATAACACGCAGGTCAACAATGAAACCGAAAGACAAACTTAAAGCGATGGCACAAAAGCCAGCGTTCTGGATCGTCGTGGGTTCAGCGTTGGCCGCTGCTGGTTTAAACATTCCGCCTCAGATACTGGATGCACTCCAAGTTCTGGGGCCAATGCTTGCCTTTTAAGGATGAGAATGCACGACAGCGGAGAGTGGCAACGCATCCCTGAGCTAGTTGCTCCAGTGATTGCAGGGACTGGGATGGCGTTCATTCTTTCCATTCTTCGCGGGTTGTATGGCTCAAAAGAGCCTAGATTCCTCCGGGTGTTTCTCGAAGCGTGCATGTGTTCAGGGTTAACCGTAGCAGCCATTGCAGCGCTGTTTCTGGCCTTTCCATCGCTGGGCAATGACATCGTCAAGGCGGTGTTGGTCGGCGGTGGCTCAGGGGCATTTGTAGGCTTTCTAGGCGTTTATCAGATACGCCGCATCATCCTGAAGCTGATCGATAACAAGGTTATCAAGAATAAATGAATCGCATAGCAAAAGAAGCGGGAACCAGAGTAATGGTTTTCGCGGCTTTGCTGTGTGTGTTTACCGTGTTTTATTTTCTGGGATGCCTCGCATTGCTGAGAACTGCCGCTATGGGTGAGTACATTGGCCACTAACGTCATTGGGAAATCCTATAACCTGCCAGTAAGTTGGGATGGCCGCCGGTACTCTGACCAAGATGCGGTGCCTGCGTTTACTGCGCCTTCAAGCCTTGCTGCTAGTGAAGACACGGGAACCATCACGCTTACGTGGACTAACGGCACTGCGACCGCTGAGACGATTGTGGAGCGCAGCCTAACGGGCGATGGTGGCTGGTCAACGATTGCGACAAAAGCCGCGACTGTGGCTACGCATGATGACGCTCCGGGCGGGTCAGGCACGTTCTATTACCGTGTTTCGCATCTGCAAAACGAGCAACAAACGTCATATTCTTCGACCGTCAGCGAGACTATCAGCTACGTTCCGCCTGTCGCTGACGGAGATGAGAAAACGGTAACGATTACCGGTGCCGGGTCAAACGTTCCAGCGTCCCAATTTCAGTTTTTGGGCGGCAGCAATGGCCCGATTGAGCTTGCTGCTGATGGCGTTCTGTTTGATACGTTCATGCCTGCTGGCTGGTATATGCCCGGCGAGCATGGAACATACGTATCAACAGAGTATGCGTTTAATGGCAGCAAGTCTCTAGAGCATGATCCCGCCGTTAACGGCTGGCAGAAGTCATTCTCATACGATACTGGCGGTATCCAACGTACAGGGTTTGCTAGGTATGATGTCTATTTTGACAACCCCAGCAACTTAACTACAGGGCAACTAAAGCAGTTACGATTTGTGGGCGGTACGTCGCATAGCAACACTATGCACGACAACCAGTATGCTAACGTGTACATCACAAGAAATTCCAGTCAGTACGTAGTGAGGAATGATAGCCCATCACTATCAATAATGTACGGTGGTGCACCATGGCATCAGCCGAATGAATGGGTAAGCGTTGAAGCAAGGGTTACAGATTGCAGTGATGTCAACGTTGCCGACGGAAGTATACGGATTTCCGTGCGTAACGGTTCGACTGGTGAGCTGCTTGGAACATACGCCAACAGCGGGCTAGTCCTAAGAACATCAGCAACAGCCTTAATCCGTCAATTCTGCTTCCAGTTTTATCTTGGCAATGGGTTCGGGGCTGGCACAGGGTGTCGCGCATTCATTGGTCGCGATGTCGCGTGCGCATGGTCAACTACCACTACGCCGCCAAAATTCATTTTGCTTGGCAATGCTTCCACATACAACGCTTGTACTGTGACCACTTATTGCGAGTGGATTACTTGGACCGACAACGGCGCTACTTCTGACATCACTTTCCGCGTGAACCAAGGCCGTCACACGTCTCCGTCTGGGCTGTACGTTTACGCCATGTCGGACGCTGGCGTTCCAATCAACTCGACCGGGGTAGCGCTGACATGAGCATTGTTAACAGCGTTATCTTTGACACTGACGCAGCTGGCAGCGCATCGACTACGTTTACCGTGGGCTCAGGGACCGACCGCGTTCTTGGGCTTGTTATCTGTCATGAGCAGAACACAAGCGGAAAGCTGATCTCCGCCGTTACTGTTGGTGGAGTATCTGCCACTCGTAAGGGCTATAACATCGGCGGGTCTGGAACCACAATTCCATATGTTGAATTTTGGTACATACTCGAATCCAGCATTGGTAGTGTTGGATCAAACCCGACGATATCAGTAACTCCAGGTGCAAGTGGACACTACTACGTGTCCGGCACCATGTTTACGCTGGATGGTTGCGACCAAACAGCAGCCAACTGGACAGAAGCCAGTGACGCAGACACAAGCGTTACCGCACTTAGCACAACTCTCACCACGGTAAATGGTGGGAATGTTGTCGGTGGTATTACCTACACAGTGACAGGCTTCAGCATTGCGACCGATGCAAACCTGACCGAAGTCACGTCGTCGGATCGCAACATGGCGAGCGGTGGCGCGTTTCGGAGCGTACAGTTTTACACTGTGGCCACTGGGTCAAGCACGTCTATTGGCGGTGATGCAAACGATAGTAACGCTGCTCGATATCAAAACGTATATGCGGTAGGTTTCCCGCTCGCGTCTACCACGCCAACTATTTCTGGCACGTCAGATGACACCCCTACCGATGGATCATCGCTGACAATCAACGGTAGCGGCTTTGGCGCAAGTCAGGGATCAGGCGGCGTTACTGCTGGTGGAGTAGGCTGGACAGAAACAAGTTGGGGCAATACCTCAATTGCTGTCACTGTAGCGCTCGGAAACAACCGCTACAACGCCAACGTTAGCCTTGTCGTCACTGACGACAGTGCCAATGCTAGTGACGGCTACAACGTCCAGATTCAGCCAGCGAGCGGGAAATCGTATATCAATCTGTCCGGTACGCCAGCGGCTACCGGCACCGAACGGATTACCGCAATCCCTGATCTCGACGGCACTGAGCAACTTGAAGTCAGCAACGTTGTCGGTGGGTCAATCTCAGATGTCACGCTGTACTCTAATGCTACATGGTCAGCCGCTGAAGGTGTTACCTCCTTCGACGTGCGTGCCCACAATGGTACAGAGTGGGGCAGCGTAGCAACGCAAGACCTCACGCCAGATACAACCGCTCCGACTTTAACAAGCGCAACGATAGGGACGAACGGCACAAGCCTTACTCTCGTTTTTGCCGAAGCGGTCACGATTGGTGCCGGTGGTAATGGTGGTCTGTCGTTCACGGCTGCGGGCGGATCAGCGACTTGCACGTACTCAAGCGGTACTGGCACTGACACGCTGGTTTATACGTTAAGCCGGACAATCGCCGACACTGAAGTTTGGGCGGAGCTGGATTACACGCAGCCAACAAACGGAATTGAAGACACATCAGGTAATGACGTTGCGTCATTCTTCGATGTGCCAGCCACAAATAACAGCACACAAAACGCAGCGCCAACTGATATCAGCTTGTCTATCTCGACCATTGCTGAAGATGCGGGCCTTAACACGACGGTCGGCCAGTTATCTGCTACTGATGCCGATTACGGTGATACGCACACGTTTACGCTGGTCGCTGGTACTGGCGACACAAACAATGCCAGCTTCACGATTTCAGGCACAAGCTTAATCTGTCCCGACCCGGCAACGCTGGGCGACGGGACATACTCTGTCCGTGTCCGTGCGACTGACAGTGCTGCAAACACTTTCGACAAAGCATTCACGATTACCGTCACTGCCGCCGCTGTTGTCCTTGAGCGCATCAATTACATTGACAGGGTAACCGGCACCGACGGCACTGCTGACATGCTGTGCGAGGTTGGCGACCTGCTGGTTGCGTGGGTATCGCGAGACGGCAGCGTTACTACTCCGACTCTCCCATCGGGATGGACAAGCATCGTAGCTGGTGGTGCAAGCTCGCTCGGTTATCGGCTGGCCTACAAAGTCGCGACATCCGAGCTTGAGTCATCGGGCACGTGGACAAACGCAACGTCAATCGCGATCAGCCAATATCGACCTGGCACTGGCTACACGCTGTCAACGGGAGCATGGGCAACTGGTGTTAACTCATCCGGCACAAACGCTCTATACCCAGCGCTGACACTGGAAGACACGTCTGGTTATTCGTGGGTGCAATGCAACTACGCGCATCGATCTGCGGACATTGCCGCAAGTGATGCTACCGCTGCCGGGTTAACCGTTCGCGCATTTGTTCAAGATGCCACTGATACGCTCGCAGTACACACGGCAAGCAAAGTGTCGACGTTTGCAGCAACGACTGTGACGTATACCGGAACGTCAGGATCGAGACGTTATGTGGCGGTAGAGATCAAGGCAACAGCGCCGTCTACTGGCAATCGCGGTCTTGTTCGCGCACTTGTTAAGGATTTGGTACGCGGTTTATCAACTGATTTGGTGGGTTAAGAATGAAAGTCAATTTTGCCGCAAACGGCAGCTACACGTTCGACAAGTCTCTTACGCGCTCGCAAGCTGTGACAATCACTGGCACATGGGGAAGTGGAACCATGACTATTGCGGTCATTGATGGCTTCTCAGGTGATGCTGTAACGAGAGACACAGCGACAGCCAACTATGCACAAGAGGTTCTGGTTGGCAGAGGGCAGAAGTTGCGCGTTACTCTTTCCGGCGCAACAAGCCCAGACCTTAACGTGTACGTTGAAGACCTCTACGAATGATAAGCATCAACAGCCGCTCGTTAAAGGCTCCAGTCATCACCCACGAAGAGATGACACAAGGAGCTATCAGGCAGGCGACGGTGAATTTTGTTAACGCTGCTGACAAACTTGGAACCACGGTATCAAGTGTGACATGGACGGCGAAAGACGATAGCGACCTTGTGACAATCGCAAGCGCTGCACTTTCCAGTGGAGTGGCAACGGCAACAATCACTGCCGATAGCGATGCTACAGGCTGCTGTGTTGTTCAGGTCAAGGCCACGATGGCTAACGGTCAGACAGTGACTGAGCACATCCGAATTGAAGTCACTGAGGTGGATTGCTGATGAGTATTGGCAGGCCATCAAAGTACGATTTCGCCATGTGCGAGAAGGTCATCGAGTGGGGCAAGCAAGGCAAGTCAAAGACGTGGATGGCTGCTGAACTCGGTATCTCAAAGCAAAGAATCTATGACTGGGAAGAAGCCCACGAAGAGTTTCGGGACGCAATTACGCGTGCGATGGCTTTGAGTCAGCAGTGGTGGGAAGACGCAGGCCAGTCTGGGCTGTACATCCAAGGCTTTAACGCTGGCGTTTACAACAAGCAGATGAGCAACCGCTTCCCCGATGAGCATCGTGAGACATCGAATGTTAACCAGACCGTCAACGGAAACATGAAGCATTCCGTCGATTGGGTAGTTCAGCCTGTAAAACCAGTGAATGAAGCGTGAGCTAAAGGTTAACTACAAAATCTGGGAGGCCATCAACAAGCCTCAGCCGATCATTGTGATTATCGGTGGTCGTGGTTCTGGTAAGTCAATCGGTGTCGGTGACGTTCTCACATTTGAGATGGACACCAAAGGCTATGACGTTTACTGCCTGCGTGAGTTTCAGGAATCTATCGGTGATTCAGTTCATCGTGTATTTGAAAGCTCGATAACAGAACGACTTCAGCTTCCCGGCTGGGAAATACAGCAGAACACTGTCATTGCTCCGAACGGTGCAAAGACCACATACAAGGGTGCAAACAGAAACCCAGACGCCATGCAATCGGCGCAAGGCTATTTGCGGTCGTGGTTTGAAGAAGCGCACCGGGCAAGCGAGGCAAGCTTAGACAAGCTATTGCCAACGATCCTGAGAAACCCCGGCGCAAAGTGTATTTTCACGGCCAACCCGCAAAGCTCGGGTGACGCCTTCTCCAAGCGGTTCATTGTCCCGTATCAAGCTCAGCTCGAAAAGCACGGGTTCTACGAAGACGCCCTGCATTACGTTGTCATTGTTAACTGGCGTGACAATCCGTGGTGGAACGCAGAACAGGAAGCGCTGAGGAAGTGGGATCATGAAAACCTGCCTAGAGCCAAATATGACTGGGTATGGGAAGGCAAGTTTCTGGACACCATAGATAACGCGATCATTGACGCGGAGTGGTTCGACGCATGCATCGACGCGCACAAAAAACTAGGGTTCTCCGCTCAAGGTCAAGAGCGCGTTGCATACGATCCAGCAGACACCGGGGATGCAAAAGCAGTCGCCTACATTCATGGCGTCGTGGTTAAGCAGGTCAAGTCAAACGAAACAGGCACTGTAGACACTGCCACCGATTGGGCGTGTGACTTTGCTCACTCGATCAAGCCTGACAGCTTTACGTGGGACGCCGACGGCATGGGTGCTGGATTAAAGCGCCAGATCATGGATGCATTCAAAGGCAAGAAATTGCACGTAGAGGCGTTCAATGGCTCACATGGCGCTGACTATCCAGATTCACGCTATCAGCCGCTAGATGGCGATTCCAAGACAGCCAAGACCAATCGCGAGACGTTCTTTAACTGCCGTGCGCAGTATTACTGGATGTTGAGAGACCGCATGTTCAAGACATGGCAGGCGGTGACAAAGAACAAGTACATCAACCCCGACGAATTGATCAGCTTCTCAAGTGAAATTGAGGAGCTTCAAGGGCTGCGTTCTGAATTGTGCCGGATACCCCGAAAGTTTAACGGGGCAGGGCGCATACAGTTGATGAGCAAGCCGGACATGAAAAAAGAAGGCATCGACTCACCCAACATGGCAGACGCCGTGATGATGCTGATGAGACAACCAAAGATCGAAGAACCAATTGAACTGATGGAGTTCGCCAGCGAATGGTAAGCAAAGCAGATAAAGCAATTATCGATGAGGCAAAAGAGCGGTTTAAACTCGCTCAAGATGCCGACAACGATAACAGGCTGCAAGCGCTGGACGACATCAAGTTTGTCCACGATGAGGATGGGCAGTGGACTGAAGAAGCACGCAACGCTCGCAAGGGCCGCCCGTGCATGACGTTTGACCATACGTCAGCGGCACTGGATCAGGTTATTGGTGATTACCTTCAGTCACGTCCTGGCATTAAGGTTCGTGGAACTGACGACAAGACCGACCCGAAACTTGCCGACATTTACACCGGCCTGATACGCAACATAGAGTCGGGATCGGTGGCACGTGATGCGTACTCCACTGCGTTTAAGCTCGCCGCGACTGGTGGCTATGGCGTTTGGCGAATTCATTCCGACTACGAAGACGAAGACAGCTTCGATCAGTGCGTCTACATCAAGAAGGTATCCAACCCGTTTACAGTGTTGTTTGACCCGCAGGCTCAAGAGACTACGAAGCACGACGGGCGTTTTGCATTCGTTGAGGATGTAATGGCGCTGGTTGACTTCAAGGCGCAATACCCTGAATCAATCGCTGGTGAGATAGACAATTCCGGTGTTGGCTCGCGTGACCTTGGGTGGTTTCTCGAAGATGCGGTGCGTGTTGTTGAGTATTTCCGCAAGAAGCCGATCAAGAAAACTATCTGCAAGCTGTCTACGGGTGAAGTGGTAGACAAGAAAGACGTAGAGCCAGTAATAGACGACATGTTGGCCGCAGGGATTCAGGTCATTGCTGAGCGTGAAGTTGACTCTCACGTTGTCGAGTGGTTCAAGCTGACAGGTGCTGAAATACTTGAGCGTGGCGAGTTTCCGTCTAAATACATTCCGCTTGTCCCATGCTACGGCAAGACCGTCAACATTGAGGGCAAAGAGAAGTATCGGGGCCTAGTTCGTAAGGCCAAGGATGCGCAACGCTCTTACAATTACCACCGCTCACAAACAATCGAAGTGGTGGCATTGCAGCCTAAAGCCCCATTCATGGCAACGCCTGCGATGATTTCAGGGTTCGAGAATCAGTGGAAGACGATTAACACGTCCAATGCGCCGATCATTCTCTACAAGCCCGATCCTGATCTGCCAGGTATGCGCCCCACTCGTGAGGCTCCACCAGCATTCCCGCAAGCATTGATGCAAGAGGCGCTGACAGCCCTTGAGGACATCAAGGCTGCTACAGGTATCCATAACGCCGCACTGGGCCAGCAAAGCAACGAGACCAGCGGTAGGGCCATTCGTGAGCGCAAACTTGAGGGCGACACTGCAAACTTTGAGTTTGTGGACAACTTCAGCCTCAGCCTTGAGCACACTGGCCGCGTCTTAATCGACATGATTCCAAAGATTTACGACACCGAACGCGTTGTCCGTATTCTTGGTGAAGACGGCGCTGAGTCATACGAGACGATCAACAAAGCCGTGCTGGATCAGCAGACGCAGCAAGTGGTCAAGCTCAACGACCTGAGCCAAGGCAAGTACGACGTTACAGTGACGACCGGCCCAAGCTACTCGACCAGACGTGTTGAGACTGCCGAACAGTTAACCGCTGTAATGCAGGCTAACCCACAGCTGGGCATGATGCTGTCTGACCTGTGGATTAAGTCGCTGGATTTGGTTGGAGCTGATGACGCTGTTAAGCGTGTTCGCAAGCTGCTTATCACTCAGGGATTGGTTGAGCCGACTGAGGAAGAAGCGGCGGAGATGCCGCAACAGCAGCCCAATCCGATTGAGCAGATTGCTCAGATGCTGGCCTTGGAAAAGGCAGGCGCTGAGGTAGACAAGATCAAGGCTGACGCTGATGTCAAATCCGCAGACGCCGCCCTCAAGACCCTTGAGTATTCCATGGCCACTGGCAACGCGCAGTTGCAGCAGATGGCCTTGATGCAACTCATTCAAAGCATGCAGCAACAGCCTGCAATGCCTCCACAAGTTCCACAACAAAACCTACCAGTGGGTTCACTGGGCTAAATCCGCGAGAGCGCAATCTATGTCTGATGAAATAACGGGCCTTGTGCCTGCTGAGGATGCTATTGCCGAAGACGTAACACCTGAGTCAACAGGGATTACCGAAGAGGCAGAAGAAAACGCAGAGTCATCCACTGCAACCCCCGCTGAAGATTCCAGCGCAGCGCCCAAAAAAAACCGGGTGCAAGAGAGAATCGATGAGCTGACACGCCAAAAGAAAGAGATGGAGCGCGAAGCGGCGTACTGGCGTCAACAAGTCGAAGCGAAGGAGCAGGCACAAGCCCCTATCAAGGAGCCTGTTAAGCCTACTTTGGAAAGTGTCGGCTATGACGAAGCCAGATTTGAAGCCGCGATTGAGCAATATGCCGCTGAAAAAGCTGCATATCAGTCTCATCAGCAAACCATCGAATCAAAACAGCGCGAACAGCAGCTATTGCAGCATCGAGCCGAACAGGATTTTCAGGCACGGTCAGCGCAATTTGCCGCACAAAACCCTGATTACTTCATGACTATTCAAAACCCTGATTTACGGATCACGGGGGAGATGGCGGAGGCAATCAAGGCGGTAGATAACGGGCCTGAATTGGCCTACTACCTCGGCAAAAACCCTGATCTTGCTGCAAAGATTGCATCACTCGATGAGCGCCGCCAGTTTTTAGAAATTGGCAGACTGCAAGCGGAAATTTCCGCACGAAAACCACTATCAGCAGAGCCGTCAAAAGCTCCACCGCCGATTAAGCCTGTAGGAACAAAAGCCACCGTGCAAAAAGACCCTAGTCGCATGACCGACAAGGAGTTTGCAGAGTGGAGAAAGGCCCACAAACGGCGTTAACGTTATTTTTGAGGATTAAACAATGGGTAATACTTCGCTTACTACCGATCTGATCACTCGTGAGGCGCTCCGCGTTGCTCACGAAAAACTGTCATTCTTGGGCACCATCAACCGCGAATATGACTCTTCGTTCGCTGGCGCTGGTGGCAAGCATGGCTCAACCCTGCGTGTTCGCAAGCCTGTTCAATACACCCGCCGTACTGGCTCACGTGTTATGGACATTCAAGACTCGCTCGAAACCTCCAGCACGATCACTGTTGCCACCCAAGACGGTGTTGATATGCGCTTTAACAGCGCCGAATTGACGCTGGATATTGAGGACTTCAGCCAGCGCTACATCGTCCCTGCCGTTTCACAGCTGGTGGCAGGCATCGAAGGCGACATGATTTCCCAGTTCACCAAAGACATCTACAACGTGGTCGGAACCGCTGGCACTCCTCCTGCTGACCTCGCCGCTTTGGGTGCTGCACGTGCACGCCTGAACCAACAGCTTGCCCCGAAAGATGGTCAGCGCTTTGTTCAGATGGATTCAGTGACCATGGGCGGAATGGTTAACGGCCTGAAAGGGTTGTTCCAAGACTCTGCGCAGATCAAAGAAGCCATGCGCGAAGGTTTCTACGGTCGTCTGGCAATGGCTGACCTGTACGAAAACGAAAAAGTGTGGACGATGCCGAACAGTGGCGACGTTGCAGGAACGCTGGACACCTACACCGTTGTGGAAGGTGACACCGACCTGACCGTTACTGGTTTCTCAGCCGCTCCTGTTGCTGGCATGGTGTTCACCATCGCTGGTGTATATGACTGCCACCCCGAAACCAAAGCCGCATACTCGCACCTGAAACAGTTTGTTGTGACTTCTGCCACGACCACTGTTATCAACTTCTCGCCAGCCATCCGCATCAGCGGCGCTCGTAAGAACGTGTCGACGGCTACCGGCGCAGACATCAGCCCGTCAACCACTGCGGCCATCACGTTTGTTGGTAACGCTTCTACCAATTACCAACAATCGCTGATGTACCACAAAGACGCATTCACTTTCGTGACTGCCGACCTGCCGATTATGGACGATGCTGCCAAGTGTGTTCGCCGCACTCAGGACGGTCTAAGCCTGCGTGTATGGCAAGGTTCCGACATTCGCAACGATGAGATGTTGACTCGTATCGACATCCTGTACGGCGGCTTGACTCTGCGCCCAGAGTGGGCAGTTCGCATCACGTCCTGATCATCGTTTTAACGCTTAACGGCCTCCTTGTGGGGCCT